ACCAGAAATACGATCTGCCGTAGCACCGGGACCATGTTTGGGAATAAGCTGATCGAGACTAAAATCACGAAAAGCATTACCCCAGACAAGAGAAGAAACGATCCGAAATTCGGAAATCGAATCTTCTGGTGCCGAAAATTCTGAAAGCTCTTGCTCAATTTCTGTGAAAGACCGATAGGCGTCCGCAATCCGTTTTTCGGAACACGGTAATTCCACTTTTGCGAATAGTCGGCATACTTGCCGTACAGATTCAACAACAGTAGGAACGTCATCGGCCAAGCCTCTAACATCAATTGAATCAGATGTTGGGGGTCCATAGATAATTATCTCTCCTGTCTTACGGTTGAAAATTTGACTGATCATACCTTGCAAAAATGCAGGGATTGATCCGCCCTTTACAGACTTAAAGCCTGGAAAGGACGTCGAGTCAATCTTCCCATCAGCAAGACTTCTCTCGAAGAACTTGCTGAATTGGGGAAGGGATATCGTTAAAAACGACATTCCTTCATTTTCAACCCGAGATCTGATTGTTTCCAGGTCTCGTAAATCAAAGACATCAGCGGAACACTTGGTGCATGCATCAGTATAAACTGAGCGCACCACCTCTAGATAGTCACTTACGTTGACTTTCACAGATCACCTCCAACCGGAGGAAAATCCAACAAGCCACGTATGTCACATAATAGCGCCAATGGCGCTAAAGTTCAATCTAGCACCATAAGCACGCAAAAGCGGCGAGATTCTAATCGGGAATAAGTCTAAGACTCTTCCCCGACTAACTTTCCCACCACGGTGCTCGTCATGTACGAGCATAAAGCTTGCACAAGGTCGTTGATTTGTGTAGTCGTGAACCCTGAAAGGGGACGATTAAACACAATCCAAACACCAAGGTTAGCGTACGTGTTGGCCGAAGTCAACGGGTCCGCAACGATGGCGCGCTGATCCAGTCTAACCATGGACTGAACTCTCTGACCAGTCTCCGTATGTTCAATACGGAGCTTGAAAGTAAGATCAGACATTTGGTAAGTAGACTTGAGTCCATTGTCTAAAATTTTAGGCAAAGACTTAGCCGAACCGGCGACAGTGATAGATTGAGGATCTGTGAACATAAATGGTTGATTCTCCAGAGTAATGAGGAATTAATCTAGTTCCAG